CGCACCAACTCCTACGCCGAATGTACAGTTATCATAAGCTATGTGTAATCTATTTTGTTCTGACCAGATTACTTGGTCACTTGTCATTGGAAGTTCAGCACCAACCATTCGCAAAAAGCCAGATAACGTTCTGTTTCCATAACGCTCTACTTCTTGTTCATAGATTTCTGGTAGATACTGCCTTAAAGCAGCACTAGCAGATCCCCAACCAGCAAAGGTTGCGGCAGTAGCTGTATCATTCCACTGAAGATAATTTGAAGCCAGGATTTCTTGCGCCTGACTAGGGATTATCGCTCCGAATTGTGGGGTTAAAGCCATTTTTCTAAATTTTAATTATTAAATGTTCGTTTTTTGATTTTCAGTTTTGACGAATCTGTTCCAGTAATAGATCTTATTTTTAATCCATCTACAAACACATCCCCACCGGCAACTTGCCTTGGCGCCTCTGTAGCTGGGTTCTTGGATTTAGCAATTATGGTTTTAACACCATCTGCTTTTCCTTGTTCATAAAAATGAGAAGCTAATTTGTCAGCATTCATCGCAGCATATAAAGCTTTATGGTAACCCATTGTATCACTAATATTTCCTTTGTCATCTAAAAATTTTCCGACAAAATTATTAATATTAGCTTGAGAGTCAGCCACTTTAGAAGGATCTTGAACTTTGTACCTGAATTTTTTATCTCCTACTGAATAATCAAAACCTTTGAATTCTTCATTAAAAAGATTGTTAGTACTAGTTTTAAACTCTTCTTGTCTCTGCTTTATATTTTCTTGCTGTTTATTGTAACGATCGAAAAAATCTATAGCTTTTTGTTGCTCTTGATTAGTTCCAGGACGTTGTTTAATTTCAGCATAATACCTGTTCTTTAAACTTTCTAAATCCTTTTTAGCATAAGCAACTTCTTCTTTATAAGCTAGCTTTTTTCTACGTATATCTCTTTCCTCATCTACTTCTTCATCTACTTGAAATTTATCTTCAATTAAAAAGTTAATTTCGTCGTGTGATAAATGAGGTTTATTTTGTTTATAATATTCTCTTAATAAAGAATCATTATCTAAAGTTGAATAATCTCTATTAAGTTTTACATAATCTTCTACTGTACCACCAGTTTCATCCATAAACTTTACTAGTTTATCTACATTTTCTGGTAACTGAGGTTGAGAAGGAGAAACCTTATCTACAATCACATTATCTGATTGTTTAACAGGTTCTTCTTTTATTTCTTCGATAATCTCTGTGATCGGAGTATCTGGAGTTGACGTGGAACTTGTGTCATCTTTAGGGGTGTCGACCCGTACTTGTCCGTCCACTTCTTTGCTATCTCCGGTTCGTTCGCCCACATCCAATTTTTCTGTTGTTCTGTCTGAAACGGCATTTTCTTCTGGTTTTTTAGTTAAATCAACCTTTGCCATATTTGGAATTACTTCGCCTTGTGCTTCAGGTTTTGTGTTATCAATCTTTATTTTAGCTATTTCTTGATCTGCAATAGCCAATTGTTTAGGTTTTTTAGGCTTTGACTTTATTTTAAAGTCGCCTTCTTGTTTGACCTCGACGGCCGCTTTTTGTTCTGCCATAATAAAATATAATTAAATAATTAATAATTAAGCCACAGGAAACATTCCTTCTTGGCCTTTGTTTTCAAAATCTATAGGTAATAAATCATTTTTTCTTTGATCTATCATTTCACTTTGTTGTGTTCCTTGGATTTTAACTCTTTTGTCTTTTCTGTCTTCTATTTCTCTTTCTTTTTGGTTTTCTACTTTTCCCTTAGCTTGCTCTAATTGTAATTGATAAGTAAATTCTTGAGCCATTAATTCTTTTTTAATGACTGCCTCGGTTTGCATGCGTTGTATTTCAAATTGAGATTTTGCTTGTTCAAAATTAACTTTTTCAGTTGTTAAAGCTTGTTGTTTTTGAACTTCTGCTTCTGCCGCTGCTTGAGTAGCTTGGGTATTAGCTTGCATTTGTTGCTTAGCTGCTTCAGCCTGCATTTGTCTTTCTCGTTGTAATTTACGTCTACGTTTTTGTTTTAGCATTTGATTAGCTAATTTTAAATTACGTATTTGACGTACTTCAATTGCATCTTCTAAATCAACTCCTCCACTAGATAAAGCTACTTGAATATTCTGTTCTAATTGAGCTTTTTCTTCTTCATCTGGCTCCAAGTCTAGGAATATACCAAAATCATGTAAAGCTAATTTATCTACTTCTTTTAAAGTTTCAGTATTAAATACTGTAATACTATCTTTAAATGAATTAGCTGTTAAAGGATAATCTAAGACATCTTTTATTTTTCTAGATATATTTTCACAAATTCTTAAAGTTAAATATAAGCTAGCATTAGTTATATGTTTAGTAGCAATATTAGAAGCTTGTGCTGCTAATTTCTGTAACCCTACTAATGTATCTCTATCAGGTAAACTACCATCTCTTGCTTCATTCAATCCCGTTACATCCCTTATCATTTGTAAATAATAATTATAAGTGGATATCAATGATTGAATTTTAGCTTGCCCAGAATTTGATGATAATTCTTGCACAGGTATTTTTCCTCTATTTAATTCGCCATCTTGAGTTAAAGATCTACCAACTACTGACCCAGTTTGGAAATACATATTCAATGCTTCAGCTGGATTATAATTAGTACCATTCCCTAAATCAACTTCAGCAAGTCCATCCATATCTAAGAATACTCCATCTGGAACCATTCTAGCAATAACTTGTTGTAGTTTTAAATGAGTAATTTGAATCATATCAGCAAAACTTGTTATTCTACCTACTGTAGATTCAATTCTACCTTTATATATTCTCGGTGCACAAATAGCATAATTCATTTCTACTTTAGTAGTATCTGCAAATGGCCTAGTCATATTTTCACACATTTTCCAATCTAGCATTGTATTTACACCTAATACTTTAGCGCCTTGATATACTACTTCTATAGCTCTCCCTACTCTTTCAAAATTATCATTTTCTGGCGGATTAAAAGTGTCAGGTTTTTCTAAAGCTTTTTCTAATCCATATTGAGTTTCTTTTATTTTAAAAACTTGATCTATATAAGTTTTATATTCAAAAAATAAAACTGGAATAGTATTTTGATCCCAAGGACCATTACCATATAAATAACTTCTATTACCTTGTGCTTGTTGTATTTTTTCTAATTTTTCATTAGATAAACTAGGATATAATTTAGCTATTTCAGGTACAGTTAACATTTTTAATTCGCCTACATAATAGATGTCTTCAAAATTTGGATCTTCTGTATAAGAATAAACCATATAAGCTGGGTCCACATAATCAATAGTTATACCATTAGCTAAATTAAAATTAGTTTTAACTGCCCCAATACCACATGTAACTAAATCATAATTAATTCTTCTTCTAACTAGATCCCATTTATTATAATCCAATACTTGTGTTATAGCTTCTTCTTCCGCAATTTCTATAGCTTGTTTATAAGTTAATTGCATATGGAGTTCTAATTCATCAGGAGTTTGAGGTAATTGTTCTTCTGGTATAGTAGTGTTAAATAATTCACTTCCAAGCATATCTGTTATACGCTTCATTGTATCTCTAGCAAAAGTATCTTGAGCTAACATCTCTGCATAGTTAGTTCTTTTTTGAACGGCCCCAGGATCTTGTGCAAAAGCATTTATATCATATGTTTTATTAGATATACCATTAGTAAGTATATCAACAAATTTAGATACAATAGGAACTGGTTTCCAATCTAAATTTAAATACGATAAATCTCCATTAATAGATAATTCATCTTTATATTTTTGTGTAGGTTGTTCACCTCTAGCATATAATCTTAATCTATTATAGTTATTCCATGTAGTTAAATATCTATTACCATTAACACGCCCTTGATTAAACCATTCTCTTTCTATAGCTTGTGCAACTTGCTCGCCATATTCCCAGCTTGATTTTTCGGCTTCACTAACCACTTGGCTAGGAAATATACTATTAGTACTATAATTTATCTTCATTTAATCTATAATTTTTGATAATGAACCAGTGTTATCATATCTTTTAATTCCTAAGTCATACTCTTGTTTTATAAGCTTAGGAAGTGGTCTATATTTATTTTTATTACAAGCCATTATAGCAAGTCCTGAACTAATTGATGCATCATGAGTTGTTCTATTATTAATATTAAACTTAGCCCAATCATCTAAGGTTCTTTGAAAATACATATCTCCATAATTACTATTTTCAAGCAACCCTACTTGTTCTTCAATATAAGTTTCAATTGCAGCCGCATGGGCTTGAATTATATCTAAACTTGAATTTGGTATACCACCTATTTCTCTTTCAGTAACTGATAATTTATTATATATTTTATCAGGTCTATTCATTGCAAAACCTCTATAGCCTCTTCTTTTAAAATGATATAATAACCTAGGTTTATTATTTTCACACAGTATAGGCATTCCATAAAATATACACGCCATTAAAACATCTTCAAAAAATATTTCAGCTGTTTGTGGTCTAGCTATATATTCTAAAAAAAAATGATTACGTGGAATATCTTCCATACTAAACTTAGTTAACCCATGTAAAGA